CACAACTAGGGGAGTCAACAAGGCTCTTTACACTAATGCAACTGATGCAGAAGCAACACTTTCTGAAGGTGTAGAGGCGTTTAATGCAAATGGATTTGACATTGGTAATTATAACTCAGAAAACGGATCGTGTAACTATAACACAGCTAACTATGTTTCTTGGACATTCCGAAAACAAAAAGGACTTTTTGATGTTCAAACTGCAAGTTTAGATTCCAGTGGATTTGCTCAGTTTAGCCATAATTTAGGTGCAGCACCGGGAATGGTTTTGGTTAAGCCACAAAATTTTGCTGATGATTGGTATGTCTATCATAAATCTCTAGGAACAGGAAAATATATGGTTTTAAATAGTACTGCTGCTGCTGCAACATTTAACGCTTGGGGTAATGTTTCGTCAACAACATTTGATGCAAATATTGGGTTTGGTTCACCAAGCGGAAAAACAGTAGTCGCATATTTTTTTGCTGATGGTAATGATTCAAACGCACAAGTCTTTGGTGAAGATGGCGATGAAGCGATTATAAAAACTGGTACTTTTACAACTAACGCTAGCGCTACTCCTCAAGCTATAACTTTAGGTTTTGAACCACAATTTTTTATATATAAACGTACTGACGCAGCGGGTAATTGGTTTACTAATGACAGTAATCGTGGGTGGATAGCACAGCAAGGCGCTAGCAATACAGGCGTAGGAGCTACGCCTTTATACCTCAATCTTTCTGCCGCAGAAGGTGCGCCTAATGATTGGGGTTCTGCTCCTAATTCAACAGGTATTCAGTGGCGGGACGGAGGTTTAACCACCGATTCAACTTACATTTACATAGCAATACGCCGTGGCCCTATGAAAGAACCTTCTGCGGGTACTGATGTTTTTCAAGCTCAAGCATATACAGGAGATGGCTCAACGAGAGTATTTGACCTTAACATTACTCCTGATTGGACTATTAATACTCCGACAAACATCGCGGGGGATGCTCGCGCTTCAAATGCTAGGCTTACAGGTAGCAGCAGAGAAATTTATACCAACGCTGATCAAGGAGTTTATGCTGCGGGTACTGACGGAATGCAGTTTGATTATACGAAACAAATTAAGGTTCAGTCCTACCGAGATACTAATACTGAGACTTATATAAATTGGAATTTTAGAAGATACCCTAAAGTATTTGATGTGGTTCATTACGCACCGCTTTTATCTGACCCTGTTCCGAGAAACGTCCACAATCACAATTTGACAGTGAAACCAGAACTAATAATAGTGAAACAGACTACAGCCGTTTATGGCGCAAAAAATTGGTCTGTTGGTGCGCCTGATTTGCTTGGTGTATCTTCTTCAGACACGCTTGGTTTAAATTTAAATGTTGCGGAAGGTGGAAGTGGTACTTACAATCTTTTTGACGGCAACCAACCTACAGCAACACAATTTACTGTTGGTTATAACACCAGTGGTGTAGGTGTGTTTGGTGAGTCCTATATTGCTTTTCTTTTTGCTTCATTGGATGGAATATCAAAAGTAGGAACTTACACAGGGACGGGAACAGGAACGACAGTTGATGTGAATTGTGGTTTTTCCGCTGGTGCTAGGTTCATACTGATTAAGCGTACTGACTCTACAGGCGATTGGTTCGTCTACGACTCGACTCGCGGAATCGTTTCTGGGGACAGTCCGTACTTATTTTTGAACACGAATACCATCCAACAAAACACAGATTATATAGACCCGTTATCTAGCGGTTTTACGGTCACAACGGATGCAGCGGTGACAAGCACATTAAATGTCAGCGGCGCGACTTATCTTTTTCTAGCATTTGCATAGGAACAAAAAAAATGAGTAATTTTAGATTGCAGAGCGATGGCTCTGAAAAAACAAAAGATGAAATCATTGCCTTGAATCCCAACGTGTCTCTACCGAAAGTCTGGACAGAAAATACGAGAGAGGGGCTCGGCATTGACGTTGTTTTTGAGTCAGCGAAGCCAGCACCAAGCGGACCTTATAAAACAGTAGTTCGAGATGGCATCGAGCAAGATGGGAGCGACAATTGGGTTCAGAAGTGGGTCGAGGCAGATATGTTTGCCGACACTACTGTGGATGACGTAACTACAACTAAAGCAGAACATGAGACGGCCTATCAAGCGCAGTTAGATGCTAACGCAGCAAAGGCTGTTAGGTCGCAGCGTGATGGATTACTTGCTGAAACAGATTTCTATGCGCTGTCGGACGTAACGATGTCGGATGAGATGACTGAATATCGACAAGGGCTCAGGGACATTCCAACGCATTCAAATTTTCCTCACGATCTCGAAGATAGTGACTGGCCTACAAAACCTTAATATTTGATTAAAGTTTTCATCCTCCTCATCTCTATCCAGGGTGAGGTGCAAAACACAACGTGTGATTTCACCCTCTGCTTCACAACCTATGAACGTTGCTGGTACTTCGAGCAGCGAATTAACAACAATTCAACTCCAGCGATTCAAGCGAATTGCAAGGAAATTTATGTAACAGAAAAAGCGAGGAGCTTCAGATGATAGAGCCAGTATCTATTTCTGTGGGCATCTCCGCTGCTTTTCGAGCCTACGAACTTCTAAAAAAAGGACTCGACACTGGACGCGAAATTGAGGACATGTCCGGTCAGGTCAAAAATTTCTTCAAAGCAAAGCACCAAGTCGAAGCTGTTGTAAAACGGGCCGAGGAAAACGATCAGCTTGATAGTCTTTATGCCGCAATCGATGTAGTTACCGAGCTTGAGAGGCTGGAAAAACTCCAAGAGAAAATTAAGTGGCGATATATTTCGGCTGGTAAGAGCGCGACCTGGACCCGTATTGTTCGGGAACAAAGTCGTATAGAGAAAAAAAGAGCAGCAGATGCTAAGAAAAAAATAAACAAAGCAAATTCTGACGCCGCGCTAATCAAAGACATTGCATTGATTTTTATCTTTTTAATTTTGGGTTTAGGCGTTGCGGCGGCAATTTTGTATTTCATCTTATCGTTAGGGGAACCAGAACTTTAATGTCTTTAGTCACTCTTAAAATTCCATCCGGGTTATATCGAAACGGAACAATTTACCAGGCGGCAGGCCGTTGGTATGACGGCAATTTAGTGCGTTGGTTTCAAGATACTATGAGGCCCGTAGGCGGTTGGACGCAAATGTCCTCGACACAGTTCGCTGATGTCTCCAGGGGAATGCTGGCCTATTATGACAACTCGAATGCTCGAAGAGTAATTGTTGCCACAACGTCTAATCTTTATGTCTATGATGAAGGGAAAAATCAAAGTGACATAACCCCGTCAGGAATTGCAACCGGGTCTGTTGACAGTGCAGCCAACACGGGTTACGGAGCTCAATTTTACGGCGAATCAACCTACGGTACGCCCAGGGCTGATAATGAAACTTACAATCCTTGTACCACAATCACAGTGGATAACTTTGGTGAAAACGTAGTCGCTTGTTTCACCGGGGGCGGTGCGGATGGCAAGATTTATTATTGGGAGAATGATACTGCCGTAATCGCGGCTGTTTTAACAAATGCCCCAACCTCTAACCAGGCTGTCCTGGTAACTGATGAAAGATATGTGATGGCACTCGGCGCAGGCGGTAATGCTAGAAAGGTTCAGTGGTCCGATCAATCCGCGCCAACAACCTGGACCCCGGCAGCAGCCAATTCAGCGGGTAGTTTTGAACTGGCCTCAGAAGGAAAAATTCAAGCTGGTGTAGTCATTCGAGGACAGATACTTATTCTAACTGACGCGGATGCTCATGCAATCGATTATGTGGGCAGTCCCTTTTACTATACATCACAAAAAGTTGGCTCCTCTTGCGGAATAATCGCGCCCAAAGCTATCTCTGCATTCGGCACATCAGCTTACTGGATGGGTGAAAAATCTTTTTACGCTTATGACGGCGGCTACACCGTACCGATAACATCGAGCGTTTCTGATGCGGTGTTTACCGATTTGAACCAAGTACAACGATCGAAAATCTGGTCAGTTGTGAACGGGCAATATAACGAGGTTTGGTGGTTCTATCCTTCCGCTGGATCGACAGAGGTCGATAAATACGTTGCGTACAATTTCAATAATGATTCTTGGACGATGGGATCGCTAGCTCGAACGGCGGGCGTTGATAACGGCGTTTTCCAAAATCCTATTTGGGCTTCCACCGACCGTTACATATACGAGCAAGAAACCGGATTTTCTTGGGGTGGAGACACTCCCTATGCGGAGTCCGGTGCTTTGCAAATCGGTGATGGTGAAAAGATCATGGATGTCACCAGCCTGATTCCTGATGAGTCTAACCTGGGAGATACTTCTGTCGTTTTCAAAACCCGGATGTATCCAACCGGGGCTGAGACAACTTCTGCATCTTATTCGATGGCGAATCCTACCAACGTTCGTTTATCGGCGCGCCAGGTGAGAATAAGAGTAACAAGCAATTCTGCCAGTGATTGGCGTTTCGGCAATATGCGAATTGATGTCACGCCGGGGTCCGCACGATGAAGTTATCCAGGCCACTCCGCGATTACGATCGAAATCAGGTTGCGACTAATCAATTTACGATCGAGCAGGCTGATAGAGAAAATCACAAGCGAGACAAAGACGTGGAGATCGGAACTGCCTCAATTATTTTAACTAGCGCAAACGGCACACGCTACAAAGTAGTAGTGAGTGACGCTGGCGTTTTATCAACGAGTGCAGCCTGATGCCTTTTATAAGAACTATTAGTTCCAACGTTTCTCAAAACTCTCCAAGTTCATTCACTGGACAAGGTAGTTTCGGAACAGAACCAGTTTTGACAGGGAAAGATGCTGGGCAGCCTTACGGAGCCAGTTATGTTGAAGCGGAAAATTTTCAAGACACGATTGGTCAGTATTGGTCCGATGGACAATTAAAAAGTTTTAAAGATTTTTATGACAAGTCAGGGCTTCCTCTCCAGCCTTTCAACATGGCAGATGTTGCGAAGAGCATTGGTGCTCAAAACACAAGCGGCAGGGCAACAACACCTACATCAACGACACCGACTTACACTCAAACTGATATTGACGCAGCAGTTAAAGGCTTGAATGACGGAACCGTTACGGCTGAAGAGTTGAGCGCGAAGTACGGAGTTTCGGCAGACCAAATCAGACAGAATTTATCGACAATCAACGCGCAAAATAATTACACGCCTGGTTTCGATGCGACATTAGACCCGGCACTACCCGATGATACGGCCACAGGTGGTTCAGATAAGCCTTTTGATCCCAACGTGATAATCGATGAGGCAGAAAACGAGGGATTGACGGTTGACGATATTCTCGACAAGTATCAAGGCACAAGCCCGGACGGTGATCCTTACAACATAGGCGAGGTTCTTGTCAGTTTGATTTTTAGCGGGAATCCTAACGCTAAAAAAATTCTAACTCGATCGGGGTATCCCACTGGAGGTGCTGCTAGCGGAGCAGCAGGCGGAGCGGCTGGCGGAGCAGCAGGTGATGACACCCTTGGCGGTGGCGGTGGTAACGATACTCTCGGCGGCGGCGGAGGAAATGACACAGTGGTCGCAGGGGGTGGTGGTGACGATACCGTTGTGGGCGGATCAGGCAACGATACTATCGATAACGATGATGACACTTGCCCAATAGTCGATGGCGTACAGTATGTAAGAAATGATAAAGACAAATGTGTCCCGCCAGCACCGAAAGGCAAGATAGATGACAAGAAAAAAGATGACACTTGCCCAATAGTTGATGGCGTTCAGTATGTAAAAAATGATAACGGCGATTGTGTCGCACCAGCAAAAGGCGGCGGGTTAATCCCGTCACTTCCAGATTTAGTAACGGGCGGCGTAGCAGTCGCTGGAACAGGAGGCGCAATGAGCGGCTTTTCAAACTTATTTTCAAACACAACTTCAGAATCACAAAAGATGGACCCGGACATCAAAAATCGGCTAATCGATTTGTTTGGTGATACGCCGGGAATTACAAACGACTTGGTGAACCGTCTGAATGCGAGTTATCAAAAATACGGGAAGGACAGATACACCGATCCAAATCAAGATCAGTTAGATTTTGAGCAGATGGTTCGGAATAACATTGCACGAGCTCCAGGTGCTGATACTTTTGATGAAGCAGTGAGCGCGGCGAGCAATCTACCAAGCAATCGTGTTGATCCGATCACCGGAAAAATTGTAGGACAGCAGGCTTTCGGAGGGGCCGGAACAACAGACCTCCAACCAGCAGCGCGGCAGAATATCCAAGATGTTGTGGCAGGCCAATTTGCTGGCACGAATTTGGACCCGTATCAAAACCAATATCAAAGTCAGGTAATCGATGCTGCTCTCGGAGATTTGAATCGAGCAACTGATTTTCGCCTCCAGGCGGCAGATGACCAGGCAACAAAGGCAGGCGCTTACGGAAGTGATCGAGCGAGCATTGAGCGAGGCTTGATTGGTGAGGAAAGTTTACGAACAGCGGGTAGGATGGTTGCCGATCTTAGGGCTAGAGGTTTTGACGATGCTGCGAACAGAGTAGAAGCTGACATTGATCGCCAGCTAAAAGCCGATGAATCAAATCAATTTGTGGATGCGGCAACGACTCAAGATGCGATGAGAATTGCGGCTGACCTTGCACAGACAAATCAACAAGAGAAAAGAATTGCTCGAACAGATGAGGCGATGAATCAGTTGAGAAGTTCGCAGGCGCTTTTAAATGCGTTTGGTCAGGGTTCCGATCAATACAGAAACTATCTTTCTGACTTCATGGGGATGGGCGATCGGGTTGATGCAAGAAGCCAGCGAGACAAGGATTTTGATTTTGCGGAATTTGCGGCAGCGGTTAATTACGATCAAAGCATGATTACAAACATGATCAATCTTTTGAATACCGCCCAGGGTGACGTTGAGAAAACTACAGAAACAGAGATGGGCGCGATGGGTCAACTAGAAGCACTTTCCGGGGCTTGGCCTGCGTTGGCTGGAGCATCTGGAACGGTTTATAAAGACGGTGAGTGGAAGTGGCCGTGGGAAGAGTGGGAGTAATAATATGCCAGGTTTATTAAATAGAATAGCAAATACGTTGGGAAATGCAGGCACTGGAATTGGCAATATGCTCTCAGCAGCAGGCAACGCTTATGCTCCCTCCGATTTAGACCTTACCCGGAATCAGCAAATTGGTTTGTTAGGGTCCAGGCTCGGTGATATGCAAATTGGCCCGCGGGGAGAAAGGACAAATAACACCCCGGAGTTTCTGGATAACATCCGTAGAGACAACGAATTAGCTCGGCGCAGAGGTGTGATGGATTCCCCACAAATACAGGGTTTGTTAGGCAGCATTAACGACCCAACGTTTTCTGCTCTAATTCAAGAACAAGTCGCATCAGGTGATGTGCCTGGAGCCTTGAATAACTTATTTAACTACAATCAGCAGCAGTCACAAAAACAATCTATGTTGGATATGATAGGCGGCAGATTGCGAGATCAAGGACCAATAGACCCAAGTAATCAATCTCTACTTGATATGTACGGGGCTATGCCAGATGCAGCAACGATACAAACGGCGTTTGATGAAAGAACCGAATTAGATCGTGAACTTGATAAAGAGGCCAAAGATCGCGGCGGTGATATATACGATGACTTTAAATCAGACATCGAGCCTTTCCAAGAAATTTTGCCTTACTACGACACAATAAGAAGTGCTACAGCAGAACCCTCTGCCGCTGGTGATTTAGGCTTAATATTTGCGTACATGAAAATGCTTGATCCAGGTAGTGTTGTAAGAGAGGGCGAATTCGCAGTTGCTGCAAATAGTGGCGGTATACCAGACAGGGTTCGCAGACAAATACAAAATGCACAAACGGGTGAAAGATTAAGCAAAGCAGTCAGGCTAAATTTTGCTCAAGTAGCGCAAAGAGAGTTAGAGAATAGACGTAAGACTTACGATAACGCGCTTGAGATAGCTTACGGCAAAGCAGATTCGTTAGGCGTAGATAGAAACTATGTTTTACCAATTGATCTAAGTTACGACACAAGCCTTGGAGAAGACGGGAAAACTTTACCTATTATAGAGGGAGATGATACCGCGCAGGGAGGTGTAGATTTAACGTGGGCAGAAACCGCTGTTAGAGTTAACGGGCCAATAGCACAGACAATTCTAGATCAAAAAGAACGATACCCAAATGATCCGCAACGGGCGTTAGAAGAAGCCACGGCAATTTTAGGTTATCCGAGAACATTAACCGAAGACGATGCGAGTATATTTATTGATGGTGTCAGTGCAGCGTTAGATGCTTTGGAGGCAAATCAGTGACAACAGCAGCGGAACTAGAAGCAAGGCTATCGGCTTTCCAGCAAGAAGCAGGCATAAACGTTGGCACTGAACCGGGTTTAGAGTTCGGCGTAACGGCTAGAAATATTATCCCTTCACTAAAGAAGAATTTGGGTGATTTGATCAGCGCGGTGACGAGCCCAATAGAAACGGGCAGGGGTTTACTGAGCGTGGCAGGCGGTGCAATGAGCAAAGCTGGTGTGCCAGGTTTTAGTGAATACGAGCCCTATGCTGATGCTGTTGTCGATATGATTGTCGATCGCTACGGATCTGTGGATAACGCTATAAATAGTATCGAGACTGACCCGGTTGGTGTCTTGATGGATTTCTCTGGCATTGCCGGGGTTGGCGGTAAGCTGGCAAAGGTCGGGGGATTTGAAAAGACGGGTGATTACATCCAGGCGGCAGCTAATGCGATTGATCCTGTTAACCAGGCCTCCAACGTTGCCTTTGGTGCGGCGGGTTCACTGCTGAGTAAGACAACTCCAGAAAATATGTATGCTGGGGCAGCTAAGATTCCAACAACAATGAGGCCAGAAGATCGGACTAATTTTTTAAGAACAGCAGTAGAGCAAAGGATAACTCCTGATGCGGCTGGACTAGCGAGACTAGGTGGATTAACTGATGCTTACATTTCGAAAGTGGATGAGCTAATTGCACAAGCAAGCGCAAGCGATAAAAGAGTTGATGCCACTAGCTTATTTGATGACCTTGATAGTTTAGAGAAATCAGTTCTTGAAGGTGGAAGCATTGATAAACTTGG